AATCTACGGTGGGGAGGCGGCAGACCTCCTCACCGTTTACGCTCTCGCGGACCGTCTTCATAAATTTGCCCACGAAGTGCTCGCCATGCCAGCGCAGGAATTGAACGGCTGGCTCGTTTACATAGAGCATCAAAACCGGAAATCGAAACATCATGGCTGAAGCTACATTCACACTGCGGGCGGTCGATTCGACTCGGGCGGCGTTTGCGAGCGTGCAGAATTCGCTGACGAAGATTCACTCGACCGCGAAGGCGGTGAGCACCGGCATTGCCAGTTTCTTCGGGCTTCGCGCCCTTCTGTCAGTCGGAAGAAGCGTCAACGCAATGATGGAAGATGTTGAGGCAAATTCCCAGAAGTTCGGGCTTACATCCGATGAATTAAACAAACTGACGCGAGTAACAGGGGCGGTTGATCAAGGGGTAATGTTTCTGAAAAAAGGATTGGTTTTCGCAGCCGATGCAGCTCTGAACCTAAAAGATCAAATTTTCGGAGTCAGCAAAGTTGAGTCATTCAGCCTTGCCGATAAAATACGGGCTGACGTAGATGCTCCAAAAATTGCGGAAGTCACAAAGCAAATTCAAAAATTAAAGAAAACGTTCGATGAAATTGGTCAAAGCCCTACCGAAAAATTTAAACAACTCTCTAAAGATATTTCGGAAATTAAATCGGGTCCAAACGATCAAGCAAAAAGCTCTCAGCTGAACGCGTTGGAAAAAGAAGAGAAAATCCAGCAATTATTAAACGAGCAGAAAACAATTGGAAATTCTGCGTTTGAGGAATACACGAAGTTAGTAGCAGACCATAATAAAGTTATGGCTGAATACAATTTTTCATTACTTACAGAGCAACAGCAGCAAGCTAAAATCAATAAAGAGCTTGAGCAGTTAGTTTCTTTAAGAAGTGAGGATGAGAGATTCCTAAATAATCGTTTGAAAAATAGGGATTCTTCGAAAATTGCAGGGGAAAATGAGCTTGAAGCAATAGATCGAATGAAAGCTGCTCTCCCTGAAATCAACGCACTCCTCGGCAAGCGAAAGGTTCTGGAAACCGATCTTCAAATCATCGCACGCAACGCGGGAAACATGATCGCAAGCGGCTTCGAGGACGCAATTTTCAGCGGGCAAAAGCTCGGCGAGGTTATCCGTTCTCTCGGGATGGATTTAATGCGGATGGTGTTTCAGCAGACCGTGACCAAACCGATCGCGGAAGGAATCAGCGGAGCAATTCTCGCAGGCTTCCGCGCCGATGGCGGACCCGTCGGCGCGGGCGGTGCCTACGTCGTCGGGGAAGAAGGCCCAGAGCTCTTCGTTCCACGTTCCTCGGGCAGCATAGTGCCGAACGGCGCAATGGGCAGCAGCGGCGGGGGCTCGAGCGGCGTCACGGTCAATTACAACATCGCCGCAGGCGTCTCGCGCGCCGAGCTGGTGCCTATCCTCGAACAAGAGCGGCGGCGGCTCAAGGCCGAGATTCCCGACATGGTGCGCCGCGGTGGAAGCTATCGCGCAGCGTTCGCTTAATCGTCATGGCTATCTCCTACCCACTTTCTCCGCCGTCTCCGTTTAACCTTTCGCGTTTGTCGCTCACGGGCGTCTCGGCCGTGTCGCGCAACACATCGCCGTTTACGATGCAGATTCAGCAATACAATTGGCCGGGTCAGGCATGGCTCGGCTCGGTCGATTGCCCTCCGATGGTGCGCGCGGACGCTGAGGCCGTAATTGCGTTCCTGCTCGCGGCGCAACGCGGCACGTTCTACTTTCAAGACTATGCCAACCCGACGAATCGCGGGGGCGTAACGGGAACGCTCACCGTTGCGACGGCTACTGCAAACTCGACTACGCTCACCTACACGAACACAGGCGGCTCGGGCTCGTTCGCGCTGGGCGACTGGATTCAAATTTCCACGAGCCTCTACAAGATTATTAAGGTTTCCGGCGCGACGCTCGACGTGTTCCCCGTGCTTCGTTCAAGCTACGCCGCAAGCACGCCAATCACCTACGCAAACGCGCAAGGCGTCTTCCGCCTCGCATCCGGATCGACCGAGTGGTCAATTGACCTCGCCTCGATTTACGGCGTGAACTTCTCAATTATCGAGGACGTAGCATCATGAGCATCACAACCGCAGGTCGCACGATCTCGGCGGACATGGTGACGGAGGTCACCACCGCGCAGCTCTCGCCGATACTCATGGCGGAACTAAATTTCTCGACTCCGGTTTACCTTTGGAGCGGCTACGGGACGATCACGTACAACAGCATTGGCTACCTCGGGCTCGGTACGCTCGGAACAATATCGCCGGTAGAGGAGACAACGGACCTTTCAGCGCGTGGCGTAACTATGCAGCTATCTGGGGTGCCAACAGCGATGGTTTACACTGCGCTGACCGAGGACTATCAGGGCCGGACGTGCTCGGTAATGTTCGGCGCGCTCTCGCCTACGGCTGGGCTCATCGCCTCACCGATCACGATCTTTGCCGGCAGAATGGACGTGATGCAAATCAGCGACGACGGGCAGACGTCGCTCATCACCATGAGCGCGGAAAACAAGCTTGTTGATTTCAAGCGCACTCGTGAACAACGCTACACCGACGAAGATCAGCAGACGCTTTTCCCTACCTACGCGGCAATCACTTTGCCGGACCTCGGGCTAGAGTTCGTGAACGCGATTCAAGAAAAGACGATTTACTGGGGCAACCAGAACACGACGAACGCATCTAACTGGAACGGCGGCAGCGAAACAACGCAACCCGACGACTGATGAACCGCGCTGCAAATTGGCCAAAGCTCTTGGCTGGGTTCATTGACGAGCGGCGTGACGTTCCATTCGCGTGGGGGAAGGCCGATTGCTGCCTGTTTGCGGCCGATTGGGTGCGGCTGGCTACCGATCTCGACCCTGCCGCCGATCTTCGCGGAAAATACAATTCTGGGCTCGGTGCACGGCGCATCATTAAACGAAGCGGAGGGCTCGACGTGATGGTCGCGCGCGCTTTGCTTACTCTTGGATTTCGAGAGGTCGCGCTGTCGCTCGCTGGGCGCGGGGACATCATCGTGCGGGACTCTGGTGATGGGGACTGCGCGGGCGTCGTGATGGGAGCGCAATCTGCGTTCGTGGGTCGCGATGGGCTGAGTTTTATCAATACGCATCTTCAGACCGACGCGCGAATTTGGAGAATTTAACACCATGCCGAGCCTACTGATTAACGCAGCCTATTACCTTTATGTTGGCGTCAACGCAGTAGCTGGTGCAGTCGTGCTCAGTCAGGCCGCAGCGATCGCCGTCGTTAATTTCGTGGCGCTTACAGCCGCCTCGATGGCCGCGTCAAAGCTCCTTGCGCCAAAGATGCCGAGCTTCTCAGACGCCTCGCTCTCGGAGCGTTCGCAAATGGTGCGCTCTCCGATTGCCTCGCGCCAAATCATTTACGGCACATCGAAGGTTTCGGGCGTGGTCGTTTACATTTCAACGACCGGAAACAAAAACGAAAACCTGCACATGGTCGTCGCGTTGGCCGGTCACGCGGTAGAGGAAATCGGGAACGTGTATTTCGGGGAAGACCTGGCGCTGACCGGCTCTGGCTCATCAGCGAATCAGGGCCGCTTCACAGGAAAGGCTCAAATCTACAAGCAGCTCGGCAGCTCGACGCAGGTCGCGCAGCCTCAACTCGTGTCCGCGACCTCGGGACTGACCGACGGAAAGTGGACGGACGCCCACCGGCTGCGTGGCATCGCTTACATTTACGTCAATCTGACGTGGGACACGGAAGTATTCACGAACGGGATACCGAACATCTCGGCAATCGTGAAGGGCAAGGTTATCGCTGACCCGCGAAACTCTACGACGGTGTGGAGCGCAAACCCTGCGCTCTGCTTGCTCGACTATCTCAAGAGCGATCTTGCGCTCTCCATGAACGACACCGAGATTGACGTGGAATCGTTCAAGACTGCGGCGAACATTTGCGACGAGCAAGTGCAGGTCCTGCCGGTCTCGCCGGTCGCATACGAAAACCGCTACGAGTGCAATGGCGTGCTCTCAACGAGCGAATCGCCAGACTCTAACATCGGAAAATTGCTTAGCTCGATGGGCGGGCTCATCGCCTATTCTGGCGGCAAGATTGTGCTCTACGCGGCGGGCTACCGCATCCCAACCGTAACGCTGAGTGAGAAGCATTTCGCTGGCGGCATGAGCGTGCAGACGCGAACAAGCGCACGCGACCGAGTTAACGCCGTGAAGGGCGTTTACGTCTCTGAAGCGAATCAATGGCAGGTCTCGGACTTCCCTTCGATTGCGCCATCGGCCTACTACACGGCCGATAATAGCGTGCGCTACTGGCGCGACGTAGTGCTGCCGTTCACGACCTCCTCGTCTTGCGCGCAGCGTCTCGCCGTCATCGAGCTTCGCCGAGCGCGCGAAGAAATCACATTCACCGCGCGCTTCCGACTCGAAGCTATGCAGGTCCGCGCAGGCGATACGGTGATGATCACCAATGCAAAACTCGGGTGGTCCGCGAAGGTATTCGAGGTTATGGAGTGGCATTTTACGACAGAGGGAAATCCGCCGAACATCGGCGTCGAGATGACGATGCGCGAGACCGATTCAACTGTTTACGATTGGACCGTTGCGGACGAGATTGCGGTTCCAGATTCGCCGAACACGACACTGCCAAACCCATATGATCTTAGCGCGCCGACCAATCTCACACTCACAGCCAACGGAACGACGCAACTCATCCAAGCTGACGGCACAGCAATGCCGCGCATTCTCGTGTCGTGGAGCGCTCCGGCCGAGACATTCATTCAGTCAGGCGGAATAGTTGGGATCGAGTACAAGCAAAGCACATCAACAACCTACCTGACATGGTCACGCGTATCCGGAGACCAGACACAGGACTACATTTCGAGCGACGTAAAGATCGGTCTGACCTACGACGTGCGAATTTTCGGCGAGTCTTATTTCAACGTATCGACGAGTTACCTCACGGCGCAAACAGGCGTCGCTAAAGACACCACCGCGCCCGTAACGCCGACCGGCCTAACCGCCGTAGTCGGCACGGGCCGCGCGGTCTCCCTCGACTGGAACGACAACACCGAGCCCGACTTTTCGGAATACGGAATTTACCGCAACACGTCCGCGGTAACGCCAGCGAACGCCAACACGAACAAGATCGCCGAGGTGCGCGCGTCGCGATTCGTGGACACGGAGGTTACAATCGGCACGACGTATTATTATTGGCTCAACGCTTACGACACGGTCGAAAACGTGTCGGGGTTTACCAACTACGTGCAGGCCACTCCATCGGTCATTACCGCTGGGCCTATCGACCCAACCGCGCCGAGCACGCCAAATGCGCCGACGCTCATCAGCACGACGGTCTATCTGTCGAGCGACGGCGGTTCATTTGCGCGCGTCTCTCTGACCGCTCCACCGCTGCCCTCGGGCGCGGTCGCTCTGGATGTTCTCTACCGGCGCACGGGCGCGAGTGATTACATCGTCGCAAATCAAATTGCGTCTTCGGTGTCCTACGCGGTCTCAATCGACGATCTGACGGTCGGCGAATCCTACCAATTCGCAGCGCGCGGGATTTCGTTCTCGGGGGCGATCTCGGCGCTATCGACCGCGCTAAGTCAGAGCGCGCCGAGCAACACGACGCCACCGGCTGCGCCTACGGCGTTGACGTACATCAGCGGAACCGACGCCGCCTTTGAGCGTCCAGCGGAAATGATCGGCGGCGTCGTCGCCTATTCGGTCCGCGTAAATTGGACTCCGCCAGCGACCAAGAGCGTGTTGAGTTACGAAGCTGTGATGACGAGCACGGACAGTGATGCTGCCGCTGATACCGAATACGGATTGGGATTGTTTTTTCGTGAGCCGATACCGGAATCAATTTTTTCCAGCCTAGGGCTTTTCAATGAATACGTTCGCGTGCGGTCGGTTGATCGCACGGGGCAGAAAAGCGCGTGGGCTGGAGGCGGCACGAGCTTGTATACCTACTGGGGAATTCCTGGACCAACGTTAATGCGGCAGGACGCAAGCGCCGTCGCAATAAGCGGAGGGACCGCATCTCTTACATCGGTAACGGCATCAACCGCTCGCGCCGCCTCCCTCATCGTCGCTCCCGCAGCCGCAACAAATCCACGCGCGCAGCTCGCGCTTTATGCGGGAAGCGACGTGAAAAACATGACAGCGGGGACGCCAACTGACACGCTCGATGTAGACATCACAAACCGAGGATTCACGGC